TTTTTTTTTTTTTTTTGACTCGACGCCGGAGCAATGTTCGAGGTTGAATAGTCGATAGTTAGGACAGGTGAGTAGCTTAGCATTTAGCCCTCCCTTTACGTTTAAGTCCGTGCATACGATTACCTACCAACCTTCCCCGAACTGTGCGTCCACGACGTCGTACTCGGCTTCTTGCTCTTGATCACCCAAAATACGGTCTCTGACGTCATCAAAGACCCGGGCTTCATAAGCATTAAACCAAGTAACAGGGAGCATTTTTTCTTTCCACCCCTGCATCCTCCAGCTATATTCGTCTTCCAGCTTAGCTATGATCTCCGCCTTTCTCTTAGAGAAGTGTGCCCACAGGTCCTCATAACTAGGTTCCCATGAATCACGAATATCCTCCAAAAAAGGTTGCAATTGGCGCGCCTGGCTTGTAAACCGCTCAGGATCACCAAGGAAATTTAAGCAGAGCCGTACTTCGACAGCGCTCAGCTTCCAGCTCCCGTACTTCGTCTTGTATCTCGTCGCAAATGCCTTTGCCTTTTCAGGCGAAATCCACGCAGGGTATTTCCGACCGAGGTCCTCTTCGAGTCCCTTGAGATCGGCGCGACGACTCATTTCCTCGTCAGTCGCTAGTCTCACCCCACGAGTCATCTGCTTTACTCGACACTCCACAAAGGCAGAAAACATCCGGTCTCCGTCGAAACGTTGGACTAACCCAAGACCTCCCATCGTTCTAGGGATATCAAGGTTCAGTCGTTCGACGAGATTCCAAATCCTCTCCGCGGAAACCGGATAGAGGGAGTTTGCTCTACGGAACTCCTTCCACTCACGTGCGGGCGATATAAAGAACTTATTGTCACCCGTCAGAGCCGTGAGCAGGCTCGGCCTCAAACAGTTTACCTTACTGTGAGAGGACCAAAGCTCGGAGTTTATCGTGAAGTAGTCTCTATTGACAAGGGTTTTACCCCTAGAGACAATACCTCCGATAGCAGTCACTCCTTCCATCCATGATTGCTGAGCCGCCTTGTTGCCGGAAAATGCAACATCATCGACGTTGATGCCCACATCCTTCACTCTCTTTAGCATTTTTTTTGCAGTGCTTACATCGCACGACAAAAACTTGTCAACCCATCCAGACTTGCGTTTAGTGAACAAGAACGCAGTAAGGGATAGGATGCATAAGAAAGGGAAAGATATCACACTACCCATCAACTGCCCCCTAGTCTGTTTAAGGTACTTGAACTGAGAAACCT